GGATCCAATTGCAGATGAACACATTATCACTAAAAACTTTGGCACCGCTGCTGAAATGGTGGGCACAGGAAAAGAAAGCGAGGTAGACAGTGAAGCTGATGCAGAAATCAACGACTCCTGATGGCCGGCCTATCCGGCAGGTAGTCAAAGCTTTACAGCGGATCGAGGAAAATGTCCTCGATTTATTTTTGTACGACGCCATCCAGTCAGACAGTGAGGACTGGTGGACTGGGGAGGTGATCAAATCTGAGACATCTGCTGATTACTTTAGGCAGATTTTGGAAGAGCACCCGGACGTGGAGCAGATCAATCTTTTTGTCAACTCCAACGGGGGATCCGTCCGTGAGGCGATGGGGATCAGAGCTCACCTACTGAGGCATAAAGCGCACAAAACCGCTTATGTCGATGGTTGGGCAGCTTCGGCAGCTTCGTTTTTGCTGACTGGCTGCGACGAGGTTTGCATGCTAACCGGCTCGATGCAGATGCTCCACAGCATGTGGATCATCATGGCCGGCAATGCTAAGGAACTCAGGAAGGCCGCCGACGACTTAGATCAGATGATGGCGGGTAATAAATCCATGTATCTGGAAAAAGCCGGCGACAAACTGAGCGCAGAAAAACTGGACGAAATCATGGACGATGAGACCTGGCTAACCGCAGATCAATGCGTGGAGCTGGGATTAGCGGACAAGATAATCGCTGCGACTGATTACAAGGACATCCAGCAGGCTGTCCGAATGGAAGCAGTGGCGGAGATTGCTGAGGCGATTGAGGTCGAAGAAATCGAGCTCGAAACCGAACCGGAACCGGATCCAGAGCCGGAGCAGGAAATAGAAGAAGAAACGGAAGAAACAGATAAGCGCCAGAAGGGCGCTAATTTTTTGGCTGCACTTGTAAAAGCAGCAGAAAGGAACGATGAATGAAATCTCTTGATGTAAAGAAAGAAGAAACCAGACAGCTGCTGACAGGTGCGATGCAGCTCATCACCGACGGTGAGGTCGAGAAGGGCGCCGAGCAAATGGTCGCCTATTGGGAAGGCCTTGCCCAAGAACTAGTCGATGCGCAGGCAGAATATGCTCGCACAAACGACTCTAGGATCTTGGCCGAGCGCGGAGTGAGAACACTCACGACCGAAGAACGTGAGTTCTACGACGCTTTTATCCCGGCTTTGCAAAGCAACAACTATAGGCAGGCTGTAACAGGCCTAGACATCACAATTCCGACTAGTACTTTTGAGGATGTCTTTACAAACCTCAAGGCTGACTATCCGATTTTGAACTATGTAGAGTTTATGTACACCCCAAACAACGTGCGCTTAATCTACAACACCGCTGGTCGTGATAAGGCCGTTTGGGGGAAACTCACCGATGAGGTCACGAAGGAAATTGCCGGCGCTTTAGAAGAGATGGAATCCGGTAAACACAGCCTGACTGCCTTTATTTATGTAAACCAAGCCATGCTCGAGCTCGGTGCTGAATGGATCGATGCTTACGTGCGCACCTTGCTTAGCAACTCAAGCAATTGGGGTTTGGCTGACGGTTTTGTCAGCGGCAACGGCCTCGACGAGCCTATCGGAATGATTCGCGACCTTGAAGAGGCTATCGATCAAACTACTGGCTATGCGGCAAAAACTCCCGTCGAGCTCAAGAGTTTGAGCATTGAGGATTTGGGCGCAATTTTGAAACCAATGAAGAAGGATCGTGCAGGAAACAGTCGCTCCGTTGGAACTGTGTTCTTTGCCTACAACCCAGAGGATGAAGCGACCGTTTTGGCCGCTCGCAAGGTCTTGGGCCCCAATGGCTACATCGACGTCGTACCTTACAATATTGACTTTGTCGAATGTGACTCCGTGCCTGCTGAACAGGCGATTATCGGAATCAAAGGACGTTATCTCGGCACCGTCGCTGGTTCTAAGGCCGGCGGGATCGATTTTGACGACAGCTACAAATTCTTAGAGCAAAACCGTACTTATTTGGTCAAGCTCTACGGTAACGGAACCCCTAAAGACAACACCAGCTTTGTCGTTGCAGACATCAGCGGTTTGAAGCCGTTACTGCCTCAGGTTGAGACGGTAGTTCCGACTCCTTAATGGCAGCCAAAAAGAAATCCGCACCTAAAAAAACCGAGGACGTGGTGACTTACCGCGTCCTCGTCTCGTTTGCGGACGATCACGACGGTGGCCGGATTTATCGCGCGGGTAAGGACGAGTACCCGCGGAAAGGCCTGAAACCGACCACGGAAAGAGTAGTGTATTTGGGCTCGGACAAAAACCGACTGGGCCGCCCGGTTATCGGGAAGTGAGGTGATGGCGGATGGCTAAGAACTATGAGGATTTGCTTGCGGCCGTCCGCAGGCATTTAGGCTACACATGGGCAGATGTTGAACTCGACGAAAAGCTGACGGATTACGTTCAAGAAGGCGTCCGCTTTTTAGAGCGGATAGCTGGCGGAAACGTGCTTGAGTTTGAGCCCGGATCGGATGAGCGCAGGCTTTTGAAAGAGTACTGCTTTTATGCAAACGCGATGGAGCTGGATCTGTTTACTCCGCGTTATTTGCACGATCTGAATTCTTTTCAGCTCGATCAGGAGGTGAAGGCTTATGCGGCGGAAAAGGAAACAAACGACGCCGAGTCCACTTCGTGACGGTTTGCTGAAAGTATATGCGGTCAAGGACATATCAGAGCCCGGCGAGATGCCGGAGCAGGGCCTTGAGCTGAAATACGAGCTCAGATACGACGAACGAATGGTCGGCCTTAACCGATTTTGGACTGCAATGCAGCACTCGGCCCGGATCAGTTTTGTCGTGCGCTGTCACAGGATCGATGACGTGACAAACCATGATGTTGTCGTGCTCAGAGACGGCAAGCAATACGACATAGCTCAAATCCAGCACCCGCCGGATATCTGGCCAAAGGTGATGGATCTGTCTTTGGTCAGGCGTGCAGATGCTTACGATATCGCGGAGGTGCCGTCATGACAGTGGACGAATTAAAAATGGTACTGCTCGGGCACGATCCGCAGTTAAAAAAATGGATCTGGAACGGGACCGACCCGGCTTACACAGTCTGGGAACCGCACCATGCGGAATCGCTCATGAGCGATAACACGGCCGAGGATCGGATCACAAAAGTCACGATCCATAGGTACACAAAAAAAGACTCGGACAAGCTGCACGAACAGATTTTTGATGATCTTGAATCAAAGGGTGTGCCGCTCGAAGAAATATTAACGGATTACGAAGCTGACACGGGCTACTTCCATCACATTTTGGAGTGCTACGTGTCTTTTTAATGCAGAAAGAGGTAAAAAATGTCAGATACATATACAGGCAAGCCTATTGGTGTTAGCAATCTCACCATGTGGCCCGTAACGGCCGACCCGGTAGCTGGTGCCACCACTTACGGTGAGGCTGAGAAATTGGCCAGAGCCATACAGGTACGACTTGCCCCGCAATTTACTGAAGGACTTTTGGAGTCAGATAACAGCGTCGAAGATGAAATCGCACTACTTAGCGCAATAACGGTGACGATCGATGCTTCGCAGCTGACCGACGAGGTCCGGTCCGCTTTACTCGGCCACAAGATGGACAGCGACGGCGGCATGGTTATAAATAAGAACGATGTCGCGCCTCCCGTGGCTCTCGGCTTTAAGGTTTTGCTGTCAAAGCAGGAAGGCGCAGACAAGTACGCTTACGTCGTGCTTTACAAGGGTCGTTTTAGAGAATTTGAAGAAACGTTCCAAACCATGGAGCGTGGATCGATTACATTCCAGACCCATACGGGCCTGACGGCAACATTTGTGCCGCGTGACTCGGACGGTCATGTCAGATACAGCTTGCGCGAGGACTCGGCCGGATTTAGCGCCACAAAGGCTGCGGCTTGGTTTACGGAGCCGCAAGAACCTACAGAAGAGCCCGCGGGCTAATGCTTAACAGGGCGGCTTAACAGTCGCCCTTTTTTTTGTTTTAAAAGGGGTGCAGCGTGGATATTTTTAAGCCTTACGTCAATTTGGCTCAGGTCGGCAACTCGGTTTTGGAGCTGCACTGGTGTCATTTGTCGATTAAGCATGCAGCCGACTATTACAAACACGTGACGGGTCGGGAGTTGACCCTCACGGTGATTTTGAAAGAGTACACGGATTTGGCAGTTGCCGAGTCTTTATTTTTTGGTGCGTTAAAAGTCAGCACCGGAGCGACCGTTGATGACTTTATAAATTTGCAGAAAAAAGCCGAGCTTGTGCTTTATAGGCCAGAGCAGGATGAGGCCGACTTGCCGGTCGTGGTTATTGGCGGGCCGGTCGCTGACGGGATTGCGAATTACGTGCTGATCGAAGGCGGAGATGATCCTGAGCCGGAGGGCGATCCGGAATGGCCGGACATTACGCCGCAGCTAAAAGAAAGGGAATCGGAGTTTGATTTGACGCCTTTTGCAATCGCTCTGAAAAAACACGGCTACAGCCTTGCCGAGATCGAATTAATGACGATCGGCGGCACGATGCAACTGATCCAACTCCTGAGTGGAGTCAAAGCCAGCGACGACTCATGGCTAATCGGAAGTGAGGATGAGGGCGATGGCACGAGTGACATTTGAGGGCTTGGACGAGTTGATCACCGATATGGAGCGCATGGGCGAGCAGGCGGGAGAAGTTTTTGAAGAGATGCTCGATGCAGGCGCTTTGGAAGTGGTCGATGCATGGAAGAAATCGGCTGAAAAACACGGCCACATTGACACGGGCGAAATGCGGAAAAATACCCGCCACACAAAGATCGGAACCAAGGGCGGATCAAAGATCGCTCATATTTATCCGCGTGGAAAAGACAAAAACGGAGTCCGTCATGCGTCGAAGGCTTTTTATCGGCATTACGGCACGACACGAAAGAAAGCCACGTATTGGATAGACACGGCGGAAAAAGAAGCGGCTAAAACGGCGCCGGGGAAAGTTTTTGCAATCTGGAGCGATTACATAAGAAGGGGCGGAAAATAAATGGCAAGTAAAGAATCGACTATTAAAACTATTTTTGCCCTCGACGGCGAGACAAAGTATCGTGATGCGATAAAAAACATAAATACAGAACAGCGTGAGCTCAGGGGCGAGATGAGCAAGGCGACTGCAGCATATCAGCTTAATGGCGACAAAGTCGAATATAACCGCTCACGTGTTGAAATACTGACTAAGCAATACGACGCTCAGAAACGCAAAGTCGACGAGACCAAGCATGCCATGGAACAGTCGGCACAGATCCATGGTGAAAACGCTACCCAGACCCAAAGACTGAGGACTGAATACAGTTATAACGAAGCAGCTTTAATGAGGCTGGAAAAACAGCTAAAAGAAGCCAATAAAGAGCTGGCCGATCAAGAAAACAAGGTAAAGCAAGCCGGCAAGGCGATGCAAGAGTTTGGCGACAAGACTCAGGCTGTCGGCGGCAAGATGACCGACGTCGGCAAAAAAATGACGATCGGGATCACGGCTCCGATGGGCGTGCTGGTAAAGGAATCGCTCGAAGCCGGGATCGAGTTTGAGTCGGCCATGGCCGGGGTTCGAAAAACGACCGAGCTAACTGATCAGGAATTTGCCGACATGTCGGACTCTGTTCGGCAATTAGCACAGGAAATCCCGGCGTCGACCGAAGCGATCGCTGAGGTGGCGGAATCCGCCGGTCAGCTCGGAATCCAAAAAGAAAACATTATGGACTTTACCCGCGTCATAATCGACATGGGCAACGCCACTAACCTGACTTTTGAGCAGGGCGCGACCGAAATGGCGCGCTTTGCGAATATTACACAAATGAGCCAAAAGGACTTTAGCCGCTTA